GAAAACAGTAAAAGCTAATCAAAGAAAACTATTAGGTGATTTGCCTGAGTTTATGGGTCTATCACAAAGAGCTACTGGTGATCTTGCAGCTGAAAGTGTTGCTCTTAAAACTATGAACAAAAAGTTTTTTGGTACATTACGTAAAGAACTTGGTAGATCAAGAGCAAGAACAGCAACAGGTATTAAAAAATTTAGACAAACTAAAAAAGTACCTAAAAGAGCAGTTACTATTGCTAAATCTAAAGGTGCATTAAAATCATACAAAACAGCTAATATTAAATCAGAAAATGTTTTTAGAAAAACTATGGAGAAGTTTACTAGCAAAACTAAAGCTAGTCCATTTGCTAAAAAAAGTAAAACAGTACCAAAACAATCTGATGCATTAGCTGATAGCAGAGAAATACAATTTCAGAAAAAAATATTTAAAGACATGGGATTCTAATGCCTCACAATGACTTTCATCTTGAAGAATTTAAGTTGAAAGATCCAGTTAAGGGTTTATCAGACGGAGTAAAAGATCCACTTCAACAAGAAATACAAGATAAAACTCCTGGATTCTTTCAGTCATTGCGTAATCCTATTGATCTTATAAGAGAAGAATCTTTACCAGCATCATTATATCAATGGATAACTGGTAATACTAAAAAGAAACAAGCACAAGAAGCACTTGAATACATACAAAATAATCCTGATCAAGCAGGATCAAGAATATACAAAGAAGCAGAACGTAAACTAAATAGATTTGGTTATCTTTTAGAAGAAGGACCAATGAATATAGACATCAAAGAAGTTGGGAATATGGTAAAACAAAATCCTAAACTATTTGGTGCTGAGCTTGTTAATATGATTGTAGCTGATCCTTGGCTACTTTTTATGCCACTAGGATGGGGTAGACTTGGTAGAGGTGTAGTAAATTCTATTAAATTAAAACGTGGTAAAAATTTAGAATACAAAAGATTAAAAGCTAAAATAGCATCTGATATTAAAGTAGGTGCTACAGCTACACTTGCAACACCATTAGTATTTTCTAGTACATTTCAGTTAGGTGAAGCAGCAACACTAGATCCAAAAAGAACATCTATAGAAACTACTATAGGAGCTACAGCAGGAGCTTTGTTTTCAGTAGGATTTGCAGGAACTGGTGAGCTTGTACGTAGATTAACAAGAGTACCCAGAGCTAGAATAGAAGCAGCTCACAGAAAAGTATTTGAAAAATATAATCAGAATGCAGAAAAGTTAGTAGATTTTAATGAACAAGGTATCTACAGAAATGTAGATGAACTTATAGAAATAATTAGAAAAGAAGCTGGTACTATATCTGATCCTAAAAAGTTTGACTTAATTAAGGCAGATGTAACAGCAGCTCTTAGAACTATTAATGAAAATGGTAAAGATATGGCACTAGCTACTGCTTTGAAAAGAGCAGCTGCAGTTGGAGGTATCTTTGGTACAGCACAATTCTTAACAACACCAGATGAAAAACTTCTGGCTACAGCAAAAGGTTTTGGTATTGGTGCAGCAATATATGGAGCATCAAGATTATTAGGTTCACAGCTAAGAAAAACTTCTAAAGAATTTCAAGAAGCAGCATTACAAGGTGAAGCCACATTAGATACTGCTAGACTTAGTACAGTAAAATTAAACTCAGCAGCACAAGAATTATCTAATGTTATAAAAGCAAAAATACCTGATGCTATAGATGCTAGAAGATTATTATTTTATTATCTTACAAAAGCTAAAGTAGATAGAAAAACATTCCAATATAATCCTAAACTAAAACCTATAACTTTAGATGAGCTTAGAGCTGTAGATAAAAATCTACCTGAAGCAGCTAAAACTATAGAAAAGATTTTTGATGAATATTATAAAATATTTGGTGGACAAGAAAGATTAGTATTTAATAAAAGAACTAATTATTTACCTTTACTTTGGAATGAATACAATCCAAAAGCACAACCATTTAGATTTGTACGTGACTTTGATACAGGTATAGTAACTGGTCCATCAGGTAAGTTTCAGTTTGCTAGACGTGGTATATTTGGTGATATAAATCATGGATTACAAAAAGGTTTTACTATACGTTTAGGTAAAGATGATCCAGCTGAGCTGGTACGAATGTATACATTTGCTGCAGGTAAAGCACTCTCTACCAGAGCATTAATTAAAAATTTAGAAATTACAGAAATATCTAATAAACCATTACTTGTAAGAAATAACTTTAAAAAAACTTTTGATGATACTAATTATACAGAGTTCAAACATCCATACTTTGTAGATAAAGGTGATTCTGTATTAGTACACAAAGGCATGATTAATTCATTAAGAATGGTATTTGATGCTACTGATGAAGGTGCATTAATGGGTGCACTCTTTACTACCAACTTAATGATGAAAAGACTAGCAGTAGGTTTTTCATTCTTTCATGCTGGTGCATTAGTAGAATCATTATGGTTTGCAGGAGCTAAACCAAACTTTATTAAAAAAACATTAGATCCTAGATCTAAACCTGACATACTTAAATCTGTTAGTGATCCAAAAGCATATATCAAAGACTTTGATCATGCCATAGATCAACTACGTACAGCAGGTTATGATGATGTAGTAAGATTTGGTCAAGGTGTTGGATTACAAATATCAGTACCTGAAGATACAGGATTTGATAGATTTTATTATAATCTTAGAGGAATAGATCCATTTTTAAAAAGACACTTTGGTGTATCTACAAATGATAGAATAGAAAAAGTATTTAGATGGTTTGATACTATTACTTGGGATAGAATTTTTACAGCAGCTAAACTACATACATTTCTTACAGCATTAGATAAACCTACACTTATGGGTAGACCTAATTCATTAAGAATTATGCCTGGTGATACTCAGGCACAGATATATGCTAAAGCAACTAAAGCTGCTACATTTACTAATGATGCATTTGGTGGTCAAAACTGGGAACAATTAGCGAACAGAATACAAAATGATACACTAAAACGATTAGCACAAACTACACTACAACCAGCATCTAGAGGTTATATGCAACTACTTCTATTTGCTCCTGATTGGACAATATCTAATGTTAGGATTATAGCTAAATCATTACCTAACTTTGAGTCTGATCCTGCATTACGTAGAATGTATCAATACTATTTTGCTAGAGCTGCACTTACATATGCTGTAGCAGGATCTGCACTAAACTATATATTTAGTGGACACTCAATACTAGAGAATACAGATCCAACTAGAATTGACTTAGGAGATGGACAAGTACTTACATTTTCTAAACAATTAATGGAGCCTTTCCATTGGATAACAGATCCACAATCAACTGGTCTTAAAAAGATTGGTTCTCTACCTAGAACTACAATAGAAGTATTAACTAATAAACAATACTTAACTACTAAGTGGAGTCCAAACATAACTAAAAAAGATGATGAGGCGATTGAAAAAGGACTTAAAATAGGTGGTCATGTGGGTATGAGATTCTTACCTATTTGGTTACAGTCTGCATCACGAAACATAGCAGAAGGATTACAAGAACAAGGACTATCCTTAGATCTTGCATCTGATACTGCTGTTGATTTTGTGTTAGGACAACTTGGACATCCTAGATATCAAGGACCAAGATATACACAATATAAAACGAAAGGACTTATAAGAGATCCTTATAAGACATTATTTTAATATGAGTAGAATGACAGAAAATAGAGAAGAAATTCTTAAAATTCATGGTGCAATAGATCTTATAAACCAAAGAATTGATACTATAGAAAACAACCACCTTAATCATATGCAAAAAGATATTGATAGAATACAATATGTTTTAGCAGCTGTTGGATTAGGTGTTGCAGCACAAGTATTAGTCTTGGTTACAAATCTATTAACATAATGAAATATAGCTTGTTTATGATTTTATGCTCTTACGTTGCAGGAGAGTGTATGCCTCCACACGAAATGAAAATAAAATACAATGATTTGTATGATTGTATGAAAGCTGGTCATGAACAATCTATAATAAAAATGGATAAATTAGGTAGAGAACAAACTAATGAATACAAAATGTATTTTAAATTTGTTTGTTTTAATAAGAAAGAAGAAACAAAAGGTGAACCTACTTAAAGTTGTACCTTAATAATAGACTTATACAACATCAAATTGTATAAACAATATATGTCATCTAAATCTATATTAGTAATAAGTGACCAACATGCACCTTATCATCACATAGATACATTACAATTTTTAGCAGCTATTAAAAAAAAATATAAACCAGATACAGTTGTAAATATAGGTGATGAAATGGATTGGCATAGTATATCATTCCACGATTCACATCCTGGATTATACTCACCAAGTCACGAGTTAAAAGTAGCAAGAAGTTTTTTTAGAGATCTAGAGAAGTTATTCCCTAGACAATACGTCATGGATTCCAATCATGGTAGCTTAGTATTTAGAAAAGCTACTAGATATGGTTTACCTCACGAAGTTTTTAAATCATATAATCATATGTTAGGTGTAGGTAAAGGTTGGACATGGCATGAAGATTTAATCTTAAAAGCCTCTAATGGTCAAAAGATATATTTTTGTCATGGTAAATACAAAGACGTACTAAAAGTTGCTCAACAATATGGTATGTGCACCGTACAAGGGCATTACCATACGTGCTTCAAAATAGATTATTGGAGTAATCCAAATGAACTACTTTGGGGTATGCAAGTTGGGTGTTTAATTAACATGAAAAGTTTAGCTTTTGAGTATAACAAACTACAAAAGTCTAGACCAGTAATAGGAACAGGAGTTATCATTGATGGATTGCCTAAGTTAATCCCAATGGTTTTAAAAGACAATGGCAGATGGAACAGAAAAATTACCTAGAGGTATAAGAAACAAAAATCCAGGCAACATAAAACTTGGTACTAATTGGGATGGACTGGCAGATGAACAATCTGATCCAGTTTTTTGTGTATTTAAAGAAGCTATATGGGGCATACGTGCTCTTATGCGTATTCTTTTAACATACAGATTTACTCACAATCGTAAAAATATAGACTCTATCATCAAAAGATGGGCTCCCCCATCAGAAAATGATACAGATGCATACATTGTATTTGTTAGTAAAAAAATGGGTATTGAACCTATGGAAATAATTGATAATAGCATAGAAGCATACTTGCCTTTAGTAAAAGCTATTATACAAATGGAAAATGGTATGCAGCCATATGATGATGAGCTTATTGTAGAAGGAATGTACAAAGCATGGGAAGGGCATCCAACTGGTTCTTCAGCTTAATTATGAATATTGGTTTTAAATTACATAAGTATGGCTGGGAAAAATTACACAAAAATAGTAAGTATACTCACTATCAAGGTGGGCGTACTAAAATTATGTATAAATTAAAAAAATAATATGTGGTTAAATATTGCAGCAAAGCTAGTGCCAGGCATAATAAAAACTGGTATGTCAATAGCAAAAAACAGAAGAGAGACTCGTAGATTAGAGTCTGTAGCCGAAATGAAACACGCAGAGCGTATGGCTACTGGTGAAATAGAATATCAAAAAGCAGTAATTGCTAACAACCAGCAGGGCTGGAAAGACGAGTTCGTATTATTACTTGTCTCGGCTCCTGTGATGTTATTAATCTGGAGTATATTTAGTGAAGATCCAGAAATAATGATCAAGGTTGAAAAGTTTTTTGAACAATTCAACAACATGCCCTTCTGGTATCAGGCTCTTTTTATAGGAGTAGTTAGTGCAATTTATGGTCTTAAAGGTGCAGATATCATTAAGAAAAAATGATAGAACACCATAAGTGTGATACTTGTAAAAAAAAACTTTTACATAGATATGTAGTATTCGACAAAAACAAGTATTGTCTAAAATGTTTCTACACATCTGGTAAATCATTACCGATATTTCATGGTGAAACTAAACGAAAATACAAACGTAAGCCTACCAATTAGAAATCTGATTGCACTTGTTGCAGCAGTTGCTATAGGTGTATGGGCATATTTTGGTATAGTCGAAAGACTTAATAAATTAGAGACATCAGATACTCTCTTTCAAGCTGACCTTTTAAAAAAGGCAGAGCAAGAACCAAAGAACTTAGAAATGTATATGCTTATTGAACACCTTGCAGGACAAATAGAATCTATAGAAAAAGAAATAGAAGCATCTAGATATAATAAAGTGGGCATAGACCACCTGAAAGAACAGGTAGATATGTTACAAAAAAAACTTAATGGTAACCACTAATGATAGAATCTGTAATAGCACTCTTGATGATTGTAGATCATGAAATAAAAGAACATAGAATACAACCATCAATGTCAGAATGTTTAAAAGGTAAACGTATTGCCACTCGTACTGCTGGTAATAATATAGAATATAGATGTATTGTTTCAATGGCTGAAACAGAAATATATCAAGGTCAAAAAAGTATTAAAAAATTAATATTAAAGAATGAATAAACCTAACAAAAAAAGAAACCCTTTTGCTAAACAACTTAGGCATTGGAAGAATAAAATTATTAAAAACAAAAGACATTACGATAGAAAGAAAGAGCAACAGATGTTGCACCATAGTCAAGCACTATAGTCTCTCTCTATAATCATTTCTAAATAATGAATAGCTTTTTCTATATCTTTCTTTTTACCCTTATTCTTATGACGGCATATGTACTTAATGGCATTGCCTTCGGCGAATGGTAAGTTATTTTCATTGATAAAATGTGCAGGTTGAATCTTCATATCTTTATAGTGTGTGCCATCAACCTGTTTATTAAGTGAATCGTAAGTCATATCTTTAAACATATCTATATCAGTCAAAACATTAACCTATATCTACCAGGAGGATTTTTCCTACCTGGTTTTTGTTTTTTATAGTGGTCTTTTCTTATCTTATATATATCAGAATCTATAGCTTTTTGAAACTTCATAAATGCATAGTCAGGATCTAAATCAGCTAATTTACAAACTAATCTAAAATCATATGAGTTACTTGTTAGCCATGATATAGCTTGATCTCTATGATAAACATCATAACGTTCTTCACCCTTATATGATGCATCATGTACTGCTTGGGTTATTACATTAAGAAACATTCTTTGTTCAGGAGTCCTCATTTACAATTTCATATGTCATACGTTGTTCTACGACATCGGCTTCTTGCCAGTTCAATGTTTTTGGATTGATAGCTTTTAATATCTTCAATGCTTCTTCATCAGATTCAGCACTCACAATAACTTCTGTATAAGCAGGTAGCAATACCCATTTCTTAAACTTATAAATCATATATTATTTTTACGTCTACTAGCTTCTAATGTTCTAAATAAATCTATAATTAAACCTTCTTTATCTCTTTTATTATCTAACGTACTAGCCTCTACTTCAGCAGTAAACAATTCATCAATAGCTTGTTTATATGTATCACTAGCATAATAAGTTTGTTCTTTTGCAGAAATACTTTTATCTTCTTTGTTACCTGTTATATGCAAAGCCTTTTTACGTTTAAGTAATCTATCTAAATACTTAACCTGAGCATTAGCTTTAGCAGAAGTTTCATCAGTATCTGCCAGATACTTTAAGGATTCTTCCAATCGCTTCTCTGTAATCACTCTTATCCTCCTTTAAATATAATTTATATAATTTTAACACCAAATCATCATTGTTATAAGTGTTAATGCCCATCATTTCCAGTTCTAATTTGAACAAATGCATCCAAATAATTCTCCTGTTCCGTCTTTCATTACATGAGCATTGATTGGATAATCATAATAAGTTGTTAAATGTAATCTTAGTATGTCACACAAATCAAAACAATCTACTTCACCAAGTAGTTCTACACCTTTAATCATTTCTTTTGTAAGTGATACTAGACTATAAAGTCCATCATTTAATAAAATTAAGTCCATAAAAACTTTCTGCTACTAGGCAGGGAGCACCCACCTAGCAGCTATCATTAACTTTCGAGGGAGATAATGATTCGGTTAAAATGGAGCTTCGTCTCCATCATATTGAGCATTAAGTATCTTACGCACATAACTATCAATCTTGTCAAAGTCTACGTCATTGCCTGATTGTATAGCAGCTGATAATAAATTACTCATAGTCAATCTGTATTTTTCTTTCCATTGTGCAGTATTATCTTTACCTGCTGTTGGTGTTGAACCATTAGGCACAGCAACTTCACCACTTAACAATTCTATTGCATTAGCAGTTTGGTATTGTTTACCTGTTTTACTGGTTCTTACTGGCTGAGCTGCAATCTTTAATCTTGCACCTTTCTGCCAACGTGAAGCACCCATAGCTTCACCATAGATGGTCATATCTGTACCATCATCTTTAGTAACGTATACTGTTACGCCACCATCGTCTTTCTCAAAAGCTCTTTTAAATGAGCATTCAAAGGTTTCAGTTTCCATTATCTGTCTCCTATTTATTTGTTTTATTATTTTGCCTAATCGTTGCATACCTGTATATAGGTTATTTTAACGATTTTGTCCAAAGATCTTTTGCAAATTCTTCAGATCCAGGACTACCCTTCCATCTGAAGTTGTCGCATACCAAAGGAAATATGCGAACAACATCTTCTTTTGTTTTACATATATCCAATACATATTCGATATGTTTCATAGCATTAATTAGAACCTGTAATTCATCACGTTCTACCATATCAACAACATACTGATCTTTTGGTGAACAATATAATAACATTGTTTCTTTGCCAAATAGATCCCTGTATAAGCATTGTTGACGTACATCAGCAGGTTTAGGATACCATTTAGGATCTACATGACCTGCTTTTAATCGTCTAATATATGCTGTAGCTTTAGTATCTACAATGACATCTTTGAACTCAAAATCAGTTTTACCAATAACATCATATTTCAAACCATATTTATCACCTGGTATTTGTAACTCATTTTGAAATGATACTACATCACCAAATTCTCTAAGGTTTTCTACGAACTTATTAGCAATAATACCAGACCATTCATATTCTGCATCAGCATGATCTGTTGGTAACAAATCATCCATCTCATCCCTACTATGTTGTATATATTGGGATTTTGCATAATTTGTGATAGTATCTTGGTCTTTGATTTGTTTCGATAATGCATGATCAGCAGCATCCTCAGCTGCTAAACCCATTACCATTCTTGCATTTGGTTCTGACTCAAAATCAAATAGTTCATTGATAATCCAGAAAGCTGGACTATCTAAAAACGTATTAGTCTTGGAGGCAGAATGTCTATATTCAATTTTCATAATTATCTCCTCATGGTTATTAATGTTCAAAAATATATAAGTGCTACCTATAACATACCAATAGATGTGTTAAAAGGTAAATCGACAATAAAAGACAAACAACATTATA